TACTGTAAAAGTTTTTCTTACCAATATAAGAATACATTATTCCTGTTTTGCTATCTAAATAATTCATCATGTAAACAAATCCTATAGCACCTTCTGGAATCAAGTTCTCATTAAAGTCTATAACTCTTTTTCCTGACTTAGCTAATGGAGCATCTATTTCTATTTTCCAAGGATACATGTCCTCTTTTATTTTACTCTTTAAATTTTTCTTCATATTAGCTTTTTTAATAGAGGTAGTAAAACTTCTCTAGTTTTAGTAAGACCGTGTACTTTAATAGAGTCAGATAAATCTTTCTCCATATCTAGAATTACATAATCTAAACCATACTTCTCTTTATATTTTTTCATAGAATTAATTCCAGGACCATCATTGTCGAACAATACAAATACTTTATTATAATTAGCAGTTATACTATTCAATAAATGTTTTGGAATAAAACTATTCTCACTATCAGGAGCAATGCATTCTATATTACGGATACCCATTCTTTTAAATGACATTAGATCCTTCAATGATGATGTAATCATTAAATATTTTGAGTTATATTTTAGTTGATCTTTACCTTGTATATAATCCTGAACTTTAATAAATTTTTTATCAGGATTTTTTGGCATATAAATTTTATACAGTTCTCCAGTATCCCTAAAGTAACCATAAGTATATGCTTTACTAAATTTTAAAATCTTTGTAGTACCATCTACTAAGTCCTTATCCATTGTAAAATATTTTAATGGAGATACATTATATTCATTTAATATTCTTGTGTTAATATTAAAGGATGTCCAGTACTCAGCATCAAAATTATTCCAATTCCTTACTTCATAATCAGATACTTTCCACTTATCATGTTGCTGAATTATAGTAGCCTGTATGTTGTGATTTTTTACATAGTCTTGATAAGCATCAATAATTTTACTTATAGCTTGACCCCTTGTATTTAATCCAAACATACATTTTACTAATTCAATACTATCGCCTTGAAAACCAGATGAAAAATCTTTAAACTTATATTTACCATCTTTGCAATATAAAAACATAGACGGTATTTTATCTTTATTAAATACTGACTTCATTTTTACATCTTGCCCTGATAATTTTTGTGTTAAGTTTAAATAATATTCAAATATCCATTCATCATTTACATCTTTTATACTTGCAATTAGGTTTGTTGTTGAAATCATATTAATAAATTTAAATAAAAAAGGGAATCTCATTATATATGAAATCCCCTTTTTATTTTGGTCTAGTGTATATACTAGTCTAAAGAAAAGTCTTCTGATGAAGCACTTCCGTTCATAGACAAGGTTTCTTCACCAAATGTCTCTACTTCTTTAACTGGTAACTTTTTTAAATGATTTATATTATTTTCATCATAAATAAGTGTTTTACCACACTCTAGTTGACCAAAAGCATATTTACCATTTTGAGCTTTAGGAAGATGTAAATCAAAATTTACATAACCCGACTTACTCATGTATTCTTTACCACCTACACAAAATTCTAAGAATTTATCATGATAAGAAGCACTTTCATTAAATGCTTTTACAAAATCTTCAATAGTCTCATGTGAACCATCTTGTTCAAGAAACCAATCATTAATACCTAATGCATTTGATAAGTTTTGTAAGAAAATTAAAATAGATCTATTTCTTTCAATCTTTACTCCAGATTTAGTCTGACCATCAGCAAATGCATATTGACTTGCTTTTAATCTACCTATCTGTCCTTCATACCTACCTTTACTTTCATCATCTTTATCTCTAAAGAAACCTTCAAAGCCTTCAATTGGCTTAGTTTCTACATCTAATATAATATGATATGCTCCATTAATAAATCTAAATTCTTCAAGCTTAATATTGTTAATTTTAAGCTCATGATTACCTGGAGAAATTGTTTTAGGCAATCCAGCTTTGCCTGTTCCTAGATCAGTTGTACTTAATCCCATTTGTTTTGTGTTTTTTATTTAGTTATACAAAAATTTTGTCCCAGTTATTAGTAAGGACTTCTTTATTCATTTCAGTCAGAACAATTTCTTGATCTCTTAAATGTACAGGTCTAGCTCCACAAGTTACATCATCTGTATTCTTAAATGATAAAATTGCTTTACTACCCTTTCTATACATATATCCAATTGCATCAGCATTAGCACAAATTAAAGATTTCATTTTACCTGTAAGGTCAATATTTGCTGCCATAACCATTTCTCCGTCATCATCAACAACTTTGTCTTTGATATGACCAGATAAAATAATTGTAGGCGCTAATGTATCAATAAAATCTAAAACTTGAAAGAAAGCTTGGCGAATATATAAATATCCAGCACCATTTGGTAATGTAGTTACATTATCACCTTGAAAGTTTTTACCCATAGGAGTAGCTTTATAAAGCTTAATTGCTAAAGGCATTATCATACTTTCTAAAGCTGTTACAGTATCTACTGTTACATACTTATATGGTTTACCAGCTTCTTTAATTGCTTTACCAGTATCTAATAGTGTTTTTAGATCAGGTATATCAACTTTTAATGCATCAACATATCCACTACCACCTTCTAAATCTAATATTAGATTATTATCTAACATAGAAAACGCAGTAGTTTTACCTGCTTTTGGTTTACTGTATATAATTAATCTTTTAGGATTAACTTGTTCAGCTTTTACTTTTTTTGTTGGAAGTACTATACTCATTTTATTTTCTTTTCTATTTTTTCTAATGCTGAAGCTATTCTTTCTAAAACTATAAGTAAGGGTTCTTGACTCCCTTTAGTAGTTTTTTCAGCTCTTTGACTTGTCCAAGGAACATATTCAGGATCATCTTCTTCTTTCTTTTCTTCAAAATCAGGAAATATACTTAGTGTATTTTGTTCTTTAGCTTCAGGTTCTTCTTGTATCTTTTCCCATTCATTATAAGTAACTTCTTTACCATTAGGTAGTATTGCTGTTAACTCTGATACAGATATAACATAACTACTATAAGGGTTACCTTGTGAATTAGTACTTTCTTTTAACTCATACTCCTCTTTATAAAAAGGATTATGTTTGTGCTTAAACAAGCATCTTTTTTCATACATAGGTGTAACATCTGTTAATGTTCTATTTTCATCATAAACATTATCATAAAACTCTATGTAGATATCTTCTGCTTTTTCTAGCTCCCATTCAAAAAATTGAACTTGTCTACCATACTTTCCTTTCTTAAAGAAAGCTGTTTTTATTGTAAAAAATGGGTCAGCAACTTTTGCTTTTTTTAATGTACCCAAGTGTTCTGTTAAGAACTCTTTCTCTTTTTCTTTTCGTATATTCATATTTATCTTATTGATATTTTTTGCCCTTGTGCAGGTACATCCATTTCACTTATTCTCATACAACTTCTATCTAGTTTAAAAAAACTTATTTTAGTAGTACCATTTCTAGACTTTAAGAAATGAAATACTAACGTTTCAGGATCTTCAATTACATATTTTTCTGGACCATACATTCTTATTCTTCTTCCTGAAGGTTTATTAATACCAATTACTACATCTGCATGTTGTAATAAAGCATCTGAACCATATATATCAGAATCTAAAATATAATTACCATAACTACCATCTTCAGCTCTTCTAGGATCTTCTATATTCCTATTCAATTGACTTAATACAACAAATGCAATAGGATACTTTTTTTTCAATCTTGTTAAAGCTTCCCCTAGATGACCTAACATATCAAATTTGTCTTTTTCATATTTATCTACAGCAAATAAAGCTGAGTGATCTATAGAAACTAACATATTAGGATATACTCCGTCTTCTTTATACTTTTCTTGTTCATATGCAATTGTAGCTTCAAATTCACTTATAGTGCATTGATCATATACTACGTTTGTTATATCTTTATTTTGTGTTGAATTATAATACTCAACACATTTATTCCAAATTTCTTTATCAACTAAATCTCCACCTTTACTCATCAAAGTATTGTAGTCTGATCCAGTTTTTAAACTAAATTTTCTGATACCATTAGTTTCATCAACCATTTCCATTTGAAATTTTAAAACTCTAAATTTCTCATTTGGGTTTTTTACTATAATATCACTTATCAATTGTTCCATAAACAAAGTCTTACCAGTACCTGGTCTTGCACC